CCAGATTTAGATAATATACCAAATCTTGAATCGCTAGATATTGTTGCTAAGTTTACTAATTCAGCAGATGACATAAATGAAAATCCAGAACGTCTATTTTTTAAATAACACATTCCGTAGCATCTAGTATCTGCCTTACATGCTTCCCAGAAAATAAAGAACAATCTATTTGATTCTCTAAAATCAGGCGCTCCAACGTCAATCTTACTCCATTGAAGATACATGTAATGTGTACCTGTTATATAAGTTGGTTTACCATTGTTGTAAAAGAATAAACCTTCTTCTCTATATTTAAACTCGTTATCTATGTAATCATACCAACGATCTTTAAAGGCATCCGCTTGTTTATTCCAATCAAACGTACTTTTAATTTTACTTATTTCTTTTGGGAAATCCATTTGCTCCCAATATTGCTCTTCTTTAGTATTAGACCTTGAATAAGCATTTTCTACTAGTGGTAATGCTATTTTTAGGTTTTGGATTTCAAGTATTTCACCAATCTTTCCAGTCTTACTAATAACAACCACATCATGATCTTTATCATATCCATATTTCCATTTTTTAAGACGGTTGTTTTGTTTTATAACACTAGACTTTATATAATCTGGTACTATTTTGTATAGTGATTGTTCGTACATTACTTAGATCTCCCTTCTGCAAATCCTTTAAATACCTTGGTCTCTATCTCCTTATCACCTTCTTTTAGTAATTTTTCCTCTTCTTCTATTCTACTTAGAATTTCAAAAGCGTCAAATATGGCTAATTTTTTTGTTGCAGCAGCGTTTTTAAGTCTATCCGCGGATATATCATCACCACTGTCAACTATTTTTTCTTGAGCTACCTTGATTAATTCCTCAACTGCTTTTTGTCCAGCTAGGATTATATTCTGCTTCGTCTCCTTTATATTCATATTTAATTACAATATCATTAGATTTCATACAATAAAGTCTTTGACCTTCTACTATAAAGTCAAATTCCCCGAATGGGGTATATCCAACAAGGTCTCCCTCGTGTATTTTAAGCGCTTCTAATGAACTATTTCCGTATTTTAATATACCAATAAGGCTTTGTTCTTTATCAAGCTTTAAACTGTCATTATTTTTAAGTGGTTTTATAAAGCATCTGTCACCAAATACCTTCCACCTATCATCATTTTTATATAAATAAATTTGATCTATATCACAGAAATAAAGATTATCCATAAAGAATGATCTACTATCTTTTTGTTTACCTCTTATATCATAAAATCTTCTAAAAACATTATGATGTATAACTACTAAATCTCCAACTTTAATATTAGTAGAATAAGCTAGCGGGACCGAAACGATCTCCGCTAAGTTATTCACAGATTTAAAACTTTCTATTTTAGTATTTATTATAAGATCTTTACCGTCTATTTTTACTTTATTATTGTATCTTTCGCCTACTGGCTTTACAATAAAACTAAATACACTTGTCATTAGTATTCTAGATCATATTCTATAGAAATTGCCATGTTGGAATTAAATGTTTTCCAAGGCATTACTTCATCTCCTTTTTTTATATATATACTATATGAAGAATTTTTATCATCTAACTTTATATAAGTTATTTCATGACCTCCATATACTTGTTGTCCAATAGAATAATGCATTGCCTCATTCTTGTAATCAGATCCTATACTTATCTTTCTAATAACAGAGTCCATTATTCTACTACTTCTGCTTCTTCTACAATTTCAGTATAAGAACCATCAGCAAGATTTATATTAATTGGTCCGTATTCTTCTTGTAATTCGTTTTTATAATCTTCAACTGCTTTATTAACTTCTGCAATTTGGTGTAAGAAACCATGTTTCTGAGATTCTAATAGTCCAATGTTAGTTAATAACGCTTGCAAATCTTTTTGTTGATTTACTACTTTTTCTAATTGTTCTGTTGTAATTTGTTTTACTACTTCCATGTTTATTTAATTTAATTGTTAATTATTTTATTTTATTATTCGCACCCACTAAATGCAGGTCCCTGAATTTGATATTCCACTTCAAAGGATTCTATTATACTTCCTAATGTTACACGTGTGTCAAAACTTGGACTATATACATAATCACCGTATGTATATAAATTAGAATTTACTAATTGCGTTGCTGCTCCGTCTGGTATCCCTTGATTACAAGCTTGAATAATTTGATAGCGAACAAGTCCTTCTGTACAACTAGTATAAGTAGGCCCTGATATTGTAAAAGTATTTCTGCTAGGTTCTGTTGCTATTCCCCCTAAACAAACTCTAAAATAATTTCCTCTATTGTCAGAAGCGTCTACATAATCACCTTGATTATAAAGATTTGGGTTTATTAATTGCGAAGTAACATTTGGAGGAGGGCCAATTCGTCCGCAGATTTCAGTTATTGTGAAATATCTAAGCCCAGGACAACTAGTATAAGCAGGACCTGATATTTGAACAAATACATTGCCTGGTACTAATACTTTTTCACCTAAAAGCCATCTAAATGTATTTCCTTTATTATCTACGCCGTCAACATAGTCTCCGGTATTGTAAAGATTTGTATTAATTAATTGAGATGTCCAATCTCCTGGAATAGGACCGTCGCATCTTTCTTCAATAATAAAATATCCTAAATTTGCACTACTTGAATTACTTGCCATTGGCCAACCTATACCTATACCTTGACCCCACCCCATTAGTAAAGCGCTATTATGTTATCACAGGTTGTAACTTGATTGTCGTCATTATCTGTATATATATAATCAACAATTACCGGAAAAAAAGTGCCATCAGGTATATTCTTAAACACAGTATAACGATCGTCGCCGTCATTATAATAATAATTTCCCCCAACAACTTTGCATACTAAAGTTCCGCCGATGCCAATATATAAAGCGGCGCTGTTTAATTTTTGCAAATTCTCCGATGTAGAATTAATATTGCCAGTAGGTATAATTCCCTTTGCTCTTGTTCCAAAATCTGGTTGATTACCGTATTGTCCCATAATTTATTTTTTAAATATTTTATTGTATATTTTATTTTTGTTTCTAATTATTCCTCCTTTTCGTATAGGAAATTCTAATACTACATCTCCTGGATATGTATAATCTTGCCCAGGTTGCATTACTTTTGAGTTACCCTTATTATCTATTCCTAATACAGGGAAATCAACTCCTTTCATTGTTATATCTCCACTAGGTATTAAGTTGTGAGGATTATTTTTGTCAGGACTATTTCTTTTGTAACCAGTTGTAGATGTATTAAGCATAACTACTGTTTCTATCTCCAGAAAATTTCATTTTATTTTCTTTTTTACCACCAGTAGAAGCAACAGTATTTATCGCGTTTAATAATGCTTTCTTTTTCTTTTTATCTTCTTCACCACCAACTTGATAAGTTTTTGGATCAACACTTTGACCATAGTTTTGCCAAAAATTACCTCCTTTAACACTAGGATTTGCATTTACTCTTCTCATTAATTCTTTTTCAGTAATTACTTCTCCAGGTTTTATTCCTAGGTTTTGTCTAAATTCATGAAAATGCGCATATACTTCTGTGGGTATGTTCATGTATCCTTCAGGTGTATACATTTCTCCACTACCTGTTAGTCTTGGAGCTTTTTTACCAAGCGCTTTGAATAAAGATGGCCATAAAACATCAGCAAAACTAGCGTGAGCCATTTCGTGTTGTATTGTTCCTTTTGTTGAAACCGGATAGTATGGATCTGGGTCTACTGTATAATTTATATTACCAGTTTTTGCTACTGTTCTTGTTTGATCTATTTCATTTTTACTATTATAATAAGGATGAAATGTAGTGCCTGATTGCGTGTTTATCCAAGGAGCAGCATAAGCTCCAACGTCGCCAGCTTTTACTATGTTTTGTGGTTTACCTGTTTCATTAGTTTTTGGCGTAGTTACAGCTTTTTTAACTAAATCATAAGACCACTTTGGGTTTATTCCAGCCGCTTCCATTCTTTTAAGAGTTACTGGATCACTGTAATGTTTAATAAAAGCATTATCAGCCGCTTTTTCATCTGCTGAACCTGCTGGATTTATAAAACTTGTTAAAGGTTTTGCTCTTTCAGCGTCGGTACTTGAATTTATATACTCTGAAAATTGATGACCTTTTTTAAAA